AACTCGTAGGCGTGATTCACCACACAATGGTGAAGTAGAGCAAACGAGACAAAAGATGAGTAGAAACCCATCGGTTGTCCGACAGAATACTTGACTACACCTTCTTTTCCAGAAGGGAGTACATAGTGAAACTGTCTGTCACTGAGTAACCTGAGCCACGAGGCTCCAAGGTTACCTGGTAGAACTCGATCAATGATCATTGCCTGTAAATCAATAGGCAATCGATCGGTAGCATTAGAAAGGTCAAAAGAAGCAGACCACTTTGCAGTGGCGGTCTTCTGTCTGACCCACTCTTTTCCACCCTCCTGATCAAAAGTCCAGTCACCTGGGATTGATCGGAGAATCTCCGCAATGGAGTCGTGGATTGGCTTTAGAGTCGACTGGGAGATATAATCTCCCTGTGCGATTACTCGTATCTTACCTGATTTTTCAGGTAAGAAGACAACGCGACCAGATTTGTATTTAGTGTCTGACGACCTAAATACATCTGTAATGGATTCGACATCATCAGAAGCCTTTATGCTCCTGTTAGTCTGTGTTATCCGCTCCACAAGTTCCTTATTATGGGACATGATCCCTTCTTGATGAAGGGCTATACTATCCTTATGGATAGATAGTATGGAGATGCCGTTAGGCCCTTTTGTAAAAATAGGGACTGATCCGATCTCAACCTTGAGGTTTGGTACGCGGTACCGATCTGATGCTTCCATTATACCCTCATAGAAGGGTTTAGTGGGATCTGCATCGGACTCCATTGTTATTGGAGATAACGCATTGATGCAATTATCATCATCCAGATTAGCGAGAAACAAATCGCTATATCTAAGGAGGGTTAGTCCCATCTTAGGGTTTTGTTTAACCCAAGTTAGGACTGCATCAAGAATCTTAGGGCACCCAGGATTGAGTTTGGATTTAGAAGTCCACTCAGGAACCTGGGGTGATTCCCCTAAAAGGTAAGACAAGGTCCAGGAGAAGATCTCTTTTGATCTCTTTATCCCTTGATTACCTTCATTAGTAATCCATGTGTCAAAAGTTCGATGTAACAATTCGAACTCGGATGATAATCTATCATCTAAACCCATGGTCTTACACGCAAGCTTTGTTACTTTTCTGTTGGTATCCATTTTAATGAATTTAAAGTGGTGTTCCAGCAACATGCTAAGACACAG